GTCCTCCAGAAGATGCTGGTAATTTTGTGTTTACTCCCAATGCTATTACCTACAGGATTCCCATTGCCAGTGACGTTGGAAAACGTATCGGCAATAGCGAAGTTGGTATTGCCATGCACACAAGATATGCTGAACCAGGTGCACCAAAAGAACCAATCGGCAACATTGATTTTCGACGTGTTCCGGGATTGTTGCTATTGGAACCTGTGTATGCCAAAGAAAATGTGCGGCCCAATAAGAACTTGGTACAAGCCCTAAGAGACGTATACAAAACATCAGGCTCGGCCATTGATGGCCTATTCAATCCAGCAGAACTGCGAGCCTTGCAAATCACCGACTTGCCTAAACTGTGCATTGATTATATTAATAGCAGGGTAGGCACTGACTTTGACAACTTGATTGCCGGCTTTGGACCTTGGCTCGAAAGCACACAGAGTCCAAGAAAGTTTGCCAACATAGTAGAATACCTACAAAGCCCACGTAGCAATCTAGAAGGCATGGCCGCGGCATTTGAAACCTGGGGCCTGCTACACGACATCAAGATGGACATATTACGCCAACTAGATCTACAACATCCTGGTCAAGAAGGCTGGGTAATGGCAACTCCGGCTGGTATCTCCAAGGCTGTAAACCGTCTAGCAGGTGGATTTACCAGTGCCAATCGTGCCAAAAACAATCCAGATCAACAACCCAAAACTTGATTTTTTACTCCAGATCATAAATAATAGTAGGACCTCTGAGTCCATACATAAAGGAGATTTAAAATGGCATATATAACCGTAGTTTCCGGTGGCGCACAACCGGTATTCGCAACAGACGTACTTAATGGTACACCAGCACAATCAGCTAACGTGGCTAACGCCGCAGTTACCAACTTCCAAGGTCCTAAATTAGACTTTTTCACAGTGGTAGCTAACGCAGCTTTAACTGGTCAAGGTGGAATTGCTAGTGGTTCTAACTTTGTTGCTAACGTTCTACAAGCAATCCAGCAGACTTCAACAGTTGCAATGTATCAAGTTGGTGGTGCACAAAACGCAAACATCGCTATTGCATTGTATCCTGTTGCTGCTTATGACACAGCTACTTTAGTTGCTGCTGCTCAAACAGCTAACACAGCAACTATTGGTATTCCAACTGCTAACGTGTTTGCACGAGCAACATTCGTTACTCAAGGTACATACTACTCTTAATCGAGTCAGTATCACGACTTTCGTCGTTGATCAACCCCAGATTAAAAACCTGGGGTTTTTCTTTGGCATTAAATACACACTCGATGCTAACTACTAATCAATGAGATTCTCCTGCACCACTTTGTTTGATATTACCGCCACTGGTGTCACTGGATACTTTAAATCGTCGCGAGTGCCTTTTGAAGATCGTGCTGGCAATACCATACAAGATGCGGCAGACTGGAATAGATCCAGAAATCAACAACGCAACTGGGAAACTGTAAATCAAATCATTGGCATGCGAACACAGGTCGAGTCAACTGTGCCCGAGCGCGAAGGATCCAGTTGGAGTTTTGAATTTGAAACTGAAACTCCGGGAGCATACGGCACTGATGCCGATCCTGTAGCAGTCTTGTACAGCGATGCAGACGGTGTGCCCATGCTGACAGACCTTGACAACCGTAGAGAACTAGCATCCGTGGTTGTGACTTCTGGACCCAGACAAAACATTTGGTTCAGCCCACTTACGGTAAATAAGTGAACTAGGAAAACCCATGAGCGGAACAACAGAAATTGAAAAAAAGAGTCTGGAAGCACACGTCGAATTATGCGCTGAAAGATACAATGCCTTAGAAAACCGTATAGACAATGTGGATAATAAAATCTCCAGTCTTTCTACCGTGGTCCGCGAAGTGCATGACATGATACAACGCATGAGCGATCAGCGCACAGATCAGTTGGTCAAGTGGGGTGCTGGTATTATTGGCACGTTGGTTGCCACCATAGCCTGGCTAGTAGCACACTACGTTATTAAATGAATACAGAACAAGAATTTGACCGGATTTTCCGCCAGGAATTCCGTGGCTTGATGGACCAGATGATTTTCCAAAATGAAGATGGTGAATACGAAGCATTTGGGCGTTATGTCATACGACCTGAGTCCAATGGATACCACGTTTTTTGCTCGGCAACTGATGTGGGTGTGTTCACTAACACTCGTAATGCACTAAGTTGGTGTATAGCCGACAAACACAAATCATATGCATTGGCACGTGATTTACATAGATTGGATCAAAAGCTAGGGCATATCACTAACGACATAGCCGTAAGAGCCGCAGTAGGCGATCGTAGCACTCGACCCCAATTCCGTGAAGACATTGAAATCAAGCTAGAAGGCAAGATAATACTGAAAAAGCAACTTGAACTTCAATTGGCCAATTGTGTCAATCAGGCTAAATATTATCAACAACGAGGATTAGACAATGAAACTGCAAGAACTGGCCGCAAGCCCAACAAAACAAGCCGCTAAGGTATTTGAAAGTTATTTTGGTGGTCGCATACGCCTAGATACCATCAGCCGTAGACAGACTCGCGATCTACTTGGTCGTGTGCGTGGCTTGGTGCAAGAACATCGCAAGACTCCAGAATTTCATCAAAGTGAAAAGAATCCCACCTATTTAAAATTGATCATGCTTGAGCAAGTGTTGACCAAGAAAATGCACGAAGAAGTTGCTACTGCCATGCAATCTGGCACAGTGCCTCCTACTGCTCCAGTATCAACACAATCTGGCGCCCAATCAGCTGCTTTGGCCTCTGCACAACAGGCAGAAAGAAAAAAAGCCATACAAGATCAGATCAAAGTTAAACAACAAGAAATTGCAGATCTACAACAGGCTATGAACAATCCGGCTATGGTTGCTGCAATGGAAAATCGCAAGCACAATCGTTTGTATCGTCGGTTACAAGAAAGTGAAATCCAACAGGCACAGGTAGTATTGGCCGCTCAAGACATGGTTGACCGTGTTCAAAAGATGTTGGAAGATGTGACCAGTATGCAGTTCAAAGATTTACCTGCATTATGTGATCAAGTCAAAAACGAAGTTGGTGTTGAGCAATCTGCACAATTTAACACTGATGCCAATGCGGCATTGGGTGGTCTAGTACAAAATTTACAAGCCAGCAAACAGCAGTTAGAACAGGCTCTTGGTGTAGTAACTGGCCAAGGCAGTGCCGTTCCTCCTGGAATGGATGCACTAGGTGGCGCAGGATTACCAGACGATGGTCAGATGGCCGCTCCAGAGATGGATGCTGAAATGCCAGCAGATGATCTCGAAGCTGATCTTGATATTGACGCCAACATGAAATCACCTCCTGCTGCATTGGGACGTGGTCGCAGATAATGCGTTTTCGTGAAATTTGTGAATCAGCTGATCCCAGCGCACAAAAATTATTGGCCTTGAGTCAATTTTTAGCCGGCCGGGCCGATGATGAAAATGCTCGAAAAGAAATCAGCACAGATGCCTTTATACAGGCAGCTAAAAGTCTTGGTATCGAAGTAAATCCACAAAACTTGCCGGAGTACATGGCACAAGACCCACTCAAAGATATCCTTGAACCGTTTGATCCAAACAGTGGAGTGGTTAGATTCCGTGGCAACACCGAAGGTGATACAGGCATGCCAGTTGATCAAGCTAGAGCTATTGTAGATAAAAACGCCAAAGCGGCCCTAAATCGCCGCACCTAAACCGTTGACTTCGTAGCATAAGTATCGTATACTTGTAAAAAGGAGTTTACTATGAAAAAACTACTCGTTATCCTTGCTGTATTTGCCACCTCAGTACAGGCTGGACCTTGGCATCATAACCCACATCCAAATCGAACTTACTGGATAGCACCAGCTATCATTGGTGGCGTAATTGGTTACGAATTGTCCAGACCACACTACACCCCTGCGTCGGTATATGTAGCACCACAACCGGTTTATGTACCGTCATTGGCACAGCCGTCGGTACCCAATGGATATCGGCAAGAGCAAATACTAGATGCTAACTGTAATTGTTATAGACTAGTTCTAGTTCCAAATTAGGAAAACAACATGGCATATTCAGAAAAAGTAATTGATCACTATGAAAATCCGCGAAACGTGGGCAAAATGGAGATTGATGATACAGTAGGCACCGGCATGGTCGGTGCTCCTGCTTGTGGTGATGTAATGAAACTACAAATAAAGGTGGAAGATGGCATTATCACAGATGCGAAATTTAAAACTTACGGATGTGGCTCTGCAATCGCAAGTTCAAGCCTTGTTACCGAG